TTGAGTAGTATTGCCAAAATTGTTGTTGAAGGTCTAAAGATTATAGACCCTACAGTAAAAGGTGTAGACTTAATACAAGCATTAGCTGAGTATGTAAATGAGAGAAACATAAAAAAAATAGATGAAATTAATGAAAGACTACTTAATGATGAAGCTACTGAATATGAAAAACAGAAAATATTAAGTGGAGGTGTTGATGAGGAAGATTATTTAAGTTTTATAAAGGCTGCTGTTAATGAAGATGAAGTAAAAAAAACAACACACTATATAACACTATACAGAAATATTTTAAATGGGAAAGTTGTCGAGGGGAAAGGTAGGTTATATAAAATACTTAAAGATATTCCATATTCTGCAGTTGAATTACTTCCTAAAATATATGTGCATAAAAACTGTAACGTGCAAAACAAAACTTTAGATAACTACATAGCAGAAATTGCTGGGAATGAAGACTTAGCTTTTGAGGTTAATTTACTTTTACAATATGGTTTATTAAAAAATATACAACTTAGTGGAGGACTAGTACCTTCTAATTCTAATATTCAAATATCATCAAGTTTTGATTCTATTGTTGAGCTATTTTTTAAAAAAGAAGAATTAACTCCTCACTCACAAGGTATTAAAGTATGGATTAAAAAAGCTTATATTTTTACTGATTTAAACCATTTAGATGATTTAAACTATATAGAGGAACTCTTAATATCAACAGCTATTAAGCCATTAAACAACAATAATATATTAACACTAAATAAATTCATACCTATACATACAGATATTATTGTTTGTATTTTAAATGACAAAACAATTCCTCAAGCTAGTATTGATGTATTAAAAAAATACTCAAAAATATACAAAATATATAAAGTGTGTATAAATAATGATGTGAATGATCAGTTAGAAGAAATTGAGGGAGAATTAATAAAAATAAAAAAAGGTGTTAAGGAAGATGAATTTCACTTTTTATCTAATTTTGACGTCCATCCAATGGACTTTTTTTCAGACTCCAATTAATGGAGTCTAATAATTAGTAATAAACACCTCCCTAACCTTCTTATCTCTTTTATGCATATTAGAACCTAAAGTATAATCAATCTCTTTAGTAGTTCTAATATTAAAGTCTCTATACAGTTCTCTTACTAGTTGACAATCATTATAACTTAATAGAAACCTACCTTTTACATTTGATAATAGATCAGCTAACTCTTCATGCTCTTTGATTCCAAATCCACCTGTGTTCTTATAATAACTCTCTGTTGCAACATATGGTGGGTCTACATAGAAGAATGCATCTTCTTTATCATATAGAGGTATTAACTTATTAAATGACATATTCTCAATAGTTACACCTTTTAATCTTTTAGACCATTTTGAATAGCTCTTATAGATATCTTTTGGTTTTCTTCCAGACTTTGCACTCATTGCAAAACTCTCACCTTTTGAACCAAAACTTTGAGTAATAAGATACAAATAAAAAGCAGCTGCTTCAATATTGTTTCTTGGTTCCATATATCCTTTATATATAGCGTTAAATATCTCTCTTGAGATAAGTAAGTTATTTAAGTAGTATGATAATGTCTCTGGGTTAGTTCTAATAGCTCTATGTAGATTTACTAATTGACCGTTGATATCATTTACAATTTCAAGTTTTGATTTTTCTTTTGCGTAGAATACAGATAAACCACCTCCAAATACTTCTATATATTTTGAGTGATTTTCAGGAATAAGATCAATGATATCTGCTGCTAGTCTTGATTTGCCACCTACCCAACCAAATGGGGCTTTTAGTTTTGTTCTTTGCATAATTATCCTTTGTGAAAAAACGTCACTTTTTTAAAGAAAAGTTTTGTTTTTAGTTAAAATTCTTATGCAGTCAGCTTGGGGAAGGTGGCTGTGGCTTTTTGGATAATTTAATTCTCTATCTTAATTTGCATATTCCAACCATTACTATCTAATGTATGGTTTACACTTTTTATTTCATACTCTCCATCATCTTCAAAAGTACCAGATAAATCTAAGATACCTCCTGCATAGATTGTAAATCCTGCACATGAGATATCACCTACTTTTGTTCCTGCATTTGCTTTATCTAATGCAGCTTGAGCTTTTGTCTTTGCATCAGCCTTACTCTCAAAAGAATCTTTGATTACTTTCATAGGCTGTTCACTACCAACTATTACACTTTTTTGCTCATTATCTTTTGTATCTCTCCAGATAGCTTTACATGAGTTATAAAGTGTTTTATTTGTATTTTCTATACTTACACTTGTAAGCTCATCTAGTTCTAGAGGAAATCTTGGTAATGCATCACTTTTCTTTCCATCTTTCATTCTCTTTTTAAATACTAATTTATTGTTTTTTAGACTGAATAATGCATTATAAGAAGATGCTAACCTTTTTAAGAAGTGCAGATCAGATTCACTTGTTTGCTCTTCATGAATTACATATATATCATCAAAATCACTTGATACTTCACATTCACTTCTTTTTGCTATTAACTCAACAATCTTTTTAACAGATACATTTTCATATGATCTATTTCTTTTAACTTTTATACTCTTTGAAAAATCAACAGCAGTTGCTGTGATTTCCATACAGTTTTGTGCACCTTTTTTATATGTAGAAGTTTGCACTTTAAATACACCACAAAAGAACTGCCCTTTTTCTTTAGTACCTATATAAAGTCTTAGCTCATCTTCATACTTTGGCTTTTTAAATGAACCTTCTATAACGAGTCTTATTTCATCAGCTACAGTTCCAGCTTCATCTTCAAATGATATCTTTGATGCATCAAGATTAATCTTACTTGTTACATCTGTTCCATTAGCTATAAGTGTAAATTCTGGTGTAATCATCTATTTAATCCCAAAGTGTTTTTACTTCATTTATATTTGATTTTTCTTCTAGTTCTACTAGTTCAACCTCAGTTCCAGCTTCTAATATATCTTTATTAGCTAATTTAGGATTGTTCTCTAAAATCAAATCAAAGTTCTCAAGGTTTCCATAATGTTGAAAAACAACTTCATCAAGTCTAAGAGCTTGAGTTAAAACTATTCTCATTTATACCACCTTACTAACTCACATTTAAAGTTCTGTTTTACAAACTCACCTGTTCTAATAAATGTATCTTTATTCATTTGGATAGATTGAATAAGAACAAAGATTGCTGGTTTATTTACAAATGATAAAACAACAGGCTCTTTTAATTTACCTATCTTTTCTAAATCATCAAGAGCAGTAACTCTATTTAATATCAATGTTCCAGAAATTGTAAAAGACTCTTCACTTTTTCCTATACCTTGATAAATAGGATTGTTTCCTATCCTTGAAGTTTTAGAATAAGTAAAGTCTATCTTATGAGATATAGCATCTAATTGCTTCTTATTCATCTCAAATTCAAAATCATGAATCATTGCTAACATTAGTCTAAATCCTCAAATTGTCTATTTCTTTGTCTTCTATCATGTAACTCCATAGCTTTAACAACATCAATCTCAGATTTAGGCTCTTGAATTGTTATGTTATAAGTTGGAGTATTGTTAATCACTTTTGATTCATTACTTTTTTTATTAGTATTTACTACTTGATTAGAAGTAGAAAAGTCTTGGTTATATACATCTTTTTGAATATTCTCAATACTTTTTTTATTCTCTTTTGTGCTAACACCTGTAACAACTGTATTATTACTTTGACTAACAGGAGCAACTGTTGCAACTGCAGGAGCTTCTTTTTTATCATCTTTAAAACCAAAGAATGATTTAACACTACTTACTCCAGAGCTAAACTTATCACTAACAGTTGATGTTATTCCAGATAGATTAGAAGTAATAGCTCCAACAGTATTAGTAATCCATTTAAACTTACTTTCTATCCATGTAAAGAATGATTCAAAAGGTGATTTAATAAAAGATACTGCACCTTGAGTAAATGATGCAATACCATTCCAAGTTGTTGTAAACTTATTTGAAACACCATCCCATAACTCAGTAAAAAATGAACTTATTGGTTCCCAATTACTATAAATCAAATATGCAGCACCAGCTATTGCAGTTACTGCTAAACCAATTGGATTTGTTAAAAATAAAGCTGATACTGTTTTCATTGCAGTTCCTAAGAACATTACAGCACCTGTTACTAAACCAAATCCAGAACTAACAATAGGTAAAGCCATACCAATAGCTCCAACTACTACTCCAATCGTACCAAATCCAGTTAATGCTACACCAATTACACCTACTGTTAATCCAATTGTTGAAGCTAACTCTTCATTCTCATCTATCTATGATCCAACAGACTTAACAACTCCACCAATTTGAGTTGAAATAAATCAAGCTGCAGGAGCAAAGAAACCACCAATCATAGTTGTTACATTATTGATTTGTTGGTTTAAAAGTTCCCACTCCTTACCTTTATTTGTAGCCTTTGCCATCTCTTTTGTTTTAGCTGTTCCATCTTGTAATGATAGATTCATACTATTTATATTAGATGTTAAAGTATCAGTTTCATTATAAAGCAACTTAACAAGGGCAACAGCCTCTTCTGTTCCAAATGCTTTTTTAAGTTCAGCACTCTCTATTGCATCAATTGACTCACCATACTTATCTTTTATTTTTGTGATAATATCTGGCATTGATAAAAGCTGATTATTTGCATCAGTAAACTGCAAATCTAACTTATCACCAGCTGCACTAACAGAACCTAAAAAGGCTCTATATTTTGTTGCAGCTTCACTACCACTCATTGTTGATTGTAATTGACCTAAGATAGATAACTGTTCTGCAAAGTTTATTCCAGCAGAAGTAGCACTTGCTCCTAAATTTGAAAGAGCAGCAGACATTTGAGAACCATCAGTTTTAAAAGCTTGAACAGAGTTTGCAATACCAGCTGAGAAATACTCACCAAACTTGATATCTTTCTCTTCCTCTGATAATTTATTCCAACCTTTTATAGTAGTAGCTCCAAATCCTTCAAACTGTTTTCTATAAATTCCATAACCTGTTGCAAACAAATCTGTCATTTGACCTGTTGATGATTTTGTAGCAGCTGCTGTCATTGCAGATATTTTTGTAAACTCACCAACTGCTGTATTACTTAAACTAGAAATACCAGACTTGATATCATATGAAGCCTGTACAAAAGCAGGTGCAGTTGTACCAGCATATTCATTTGTAAACTCTCTAGCACTTTTAGTAATAGACTTAATACCACTATCATCTATTCCTAAAGATGCTATCTCACCTTGAGCTTTTGCTAATTCTTGATAGTCATTGTATGCAGATTTTAACGGAGCAGTTATTGCAGTTCCTATAGCTAAAGATGCAGTTCCTAACTTTGTAATATTTGCAGATACAGCTGATACTTTTGAATCAAATCCTCCAAGTTTATCTGTTGCATTTCCAAGAACTGGAGTTAAATGATCAACAGCAGAAAGAACAATTCCAAGTGTTAATAAAGACATAATAACTACTCCATACTATAAGCTTTTTCTATTTCACAAGCTTTTTTAAAATACTCTTTTAGTTCCCATAAGAACAACTCTAATTGATCCATTACTCCAAAGTGTAGAAAGTGTCCTATCTTTGAAGTAACGATAATCATATCTTCTGGATAAATTACAAAAAACTCTGTAAAGCCTGTTGTAATCTAATCACTACTTTTGCATCTGCATCATCAAAATCTTCAGGTGATGCATTTAAACCACAAAGATTAGAGATAAGAGTTAAATCTCTATCTGCTGCATTAGCAATATGAGAAACAGCTCTTAAGTGTTTACCCTTTGGTGGAGGCATGGTAATTTCTTTATATTTTTTACCTGCAATTTCTGCTTCATAATCAGTTTCAATAAAAACTGGTTTTCCATCTACAATTACAGGCTGTCCATTCTCATCTAATTTAATGGCTTGGTTAAATTTAACTACTCTAGGTTCTTGCATTTTATTATCCTTTTAGAATTGATCTTACTTCAGACATTAAGTCTTTACCATTGATTTCACAAATCATATTTTCATGATCTATATTTACTACTGTTTTTCCAGCTGCTTCATGTAAATATGAAATTAGCCCTTCTTGAGTAACTTTTACATCTAAGTACTCACCAGATTTAAACTCTCCATACTCAATATCAATAGCACCTTTACAAATAAACTCTAAAGCTTCAGTTTTATCACCTGTTTTAATTGCTTTTTTGAAGATAATCTCTGCTTTATCAAGCTTTGCAATCTCATCATAAATAGCACTAGGAAGAGCTTTAAAAGTGGCTTCAGTACTTAAAGCCTCAACTGCTCCATAAGAGATTTTAGAATCTCCAGTTCCAGTTGTTTTATCTAATTTCTTTAACTTAATTGCAGGAGTTTTAAGAACCTCTGCAATACCTATAGAACCAAACCCACCAATAAAAGCATTGATATCTACAATTACTGATCTATCCATTATGCATCTCCAATAATTTTATAAACTCTATCTGAGTATTTATTTACCTTGTCAAAAGTTACATGAATAAGCTTTGGACTTGGCATCTCTTGAGCTTCAATAGTAAAGTAAAACTCTCCTGCGTCTACTCTTTCTGGAGTAGTTCTCTCAAGGTCTAATTTCACATCAAAACCAACCATTACTTCATCACCAACTAATGAACTCATAAATGCTCTTAGTGTCTTTTTTGCTGAAGTTAAAGCACCAATATCTTTATCTACTGCATAAAAGATTCCATCAATAACAGCTTCTGCTGCTAAATCAAAGATTCTTACTCTTCTTGCATCTTGCCAGATTGGATCAGCTGAACAAGTTGAGTACTCCCAAGTTCTAAGACCTTTATATGAGATAAAACTCATAATTTGCTTTTCAGTTAATGGATCAGTTTCATCTAATGCACCAGCATAAAATTCACTTGGACTTTTAACTGAAGAAAATGGCAGCTCTCTATTTGAAATAGAGTATGAGTAACCAATCTTATTTTGAGAATCAACATAAGCTCTTAAAAATGCAAGAACTACACCAGAGTCATAAGTATCTGTAGCACTTAATTCAGTATTCCACATACCTAAATCACATTTAGCAACTGTAAGTCTCTCACTTCCCTCTGCATCTCTTTTTGTGATTGCATCACCATTTGAATCTGCATCTAAAGATAAGAAACATCTAGCTTTAATTGACTCACAAACAGTTACCATTGCATTATTGATATCTGCATCATCTCTTGCCCAATCAGCAACAGCTACAATATCTGGCTTAAACCCGATTGCACTATTTTGAGCACTTGCAAGATTTACAGAACCTGCTGCACTTTTTAATGCATTAGTTGCATTGATTACATTTGTTTTTGTTTCTGCATCATCAGCTCCAATGTTTGCAACTGATATTACAATTGGAACAATAGCTGGGAACTGATCTACTCCAAGCTTTAAATACTTAAGTAAATTCCCTGCATTTGATCCTTTAATCACATCATTTTCTAATGCATCTTTTGCACTATCAAAACCATATAGTCCTGCAGTAATATTTGAAGTTACTACTAAACCAATTGGCAAAGTAGAACTAATACTAATATTTCTAGCAGCACTACTTGTTCTACTAACAACTATACCTCTTTTAATACTCATAGTTCAGCTCCTTAAAATTTACTATTTAAAATATCAATGATCTCTTCAATTGTTGAAGCTTCATTGATAGAAACAATCTTTTCAGATGACTTAGAAACATACTCATCTACTTTTGTAAGTGAGTTATTTAAAAGACTTGAATCTGAATAACCTTTCTCACTTAGAGATATCATCTTTGAAAAACTCTCTTTTTCTAAAGCACTTAAAACAGATAAATCTGGATTTAAAGTCTCAATAAGTTTTGCAAGTAACACAATCCCTTTTGAGTTAGATGTACTTAGCTGAACTTGAGTTCCTAAATCTGATTTAATCTTTTGCCCTACAATCCAATTAACTGAGTTAAATGCAATTGTTTTAAACTCTTCAACAGAGATTTTTTCAAGTCCTAACTCTTCTAAATTAGTCCCTTCTCTTACATCTTTTCCAACTACTACAATCATGAAGACTCCTATAAACTAAAATTTAAATTTGATACAACATTTAGTGGTGTACCACCTGTATTTCTAACAATGTTTTTAATCCACTTTGAAGAATCATCAATTGGAGAAACTGAAGAGTTTAAAATAACTGGAGTGTTTAAATTATTATGAATAAAATAGCTTCCATTTGTTGTAATTGGTTTATAGTAAGTTGAACACTCAATTGATGTACAACCATCTGCAGGATGGCCATATAAAAATGAAATTCCACTATCTCCAAGATTAATAACAGACCTATTTGAAAATGTTAGCTTTCCATTAAACTGTCTGATTATTCCAAGTAAATTTGGATTAGTTCCAGCTCTTTTATTTTCAATCTCAATTGTGATATATAAATCTGTATCAATATTAAGATTTCCAAAACAATTAATCGCATGATAATTGTCATTTTCTGTGCTTTGTTTAAATATAAATTTTGCTTCACCAGCAACATGTCTTGAAATACTAATACTTGATACATAACAAGTAATAGAATCATCTATTTCATAAACATATGTTCCATCATTATCACACATATAACTAATATAAAGAGGTACTCCTTTTACACCACTTTCAATTGCTTTTTTTAAAGTCTTAAATGGTGTTACTGTTGAACTTCCATCATTAGAATCATCACCATCCACTGAGTTTATATAAACCCTTTTTCCAATTTGCCCTAATGCTCCACCAACATCATCCCAAATTTGCTTTCTAAACTTAGCAACATTAGGCATTGTTGAGTCAATTACATTTCCATTATTATCTATTAACTGAACTGTCACATCTTCAGGAGTTGAAGAATGATACATTTTCCCAACATTCCTATTCCATGAACTCACAACTTCAATAAAACTGTTCATCTTTTGTTGTAACAAACCTAAATCCATTATTTAACTCCTAATTTATTTTTTATTAGACCTAGTTGTCTAGCATTTTCAATTTCTTGTAAGCCTAAAGTAAAGCTAACATCAAACATCACTAAAGTATTTTCCTCATAAGAATAAGGCAAATACTGAAAATCAAATAAACCTGTTGCATTTTGATAAACTATTTGTATTTTAAATGTTTGTCTTAGTTCTGGAGGAAATGCATATGGAGGTTCTGCAACCATAAATAAAGTTCCATCTTCGAGATATAAACCAGCTAATCTTGTATAATCATCAGCTTCATCTGGAGTTACATCACAAGTAAACTCAACTGTATTAGCATCAAATGTTCTATATAAAGAGATATCTTTTTGGATAAATCCTTGAATATCATTTTTATTTAGATTCTCATTTATTTCTAAATCTTGATTAGAGAACTTAAAATATTTAGGTTTGATACTTCTACCATTTGAACTAGCATTTGCTAAAGCTGCTTTTCCAGCTATTGTTATTAAACTTTTACCAATCATTTATACTCCTACTTGAGTTGCTATACATGAAACTTCACCTACAGCTCCACATGAGATATTTTGTTCACCTCTATTTTTATATGACAAATCAATACTCTCTAAATGAGAACTTTTTCTTTTAGCTGTTTCAACTAGCTTTTTTACTTTATTAACATTTGCAATACTTACAGGCTTATCATATGCAGAGATATCAAGTTTAAACTTGTTTGGAACTCCTCCATAATCAAACCATTGTAAAACCTTCACATCATCAAATATTGAGTTAGCTGCCATTCTTACTGCATATACAGTTCCAGCATATTTTTTAATCTCTCTTGCATTCTTTAAATATAATCTTTGTTCTTCTTCATCAAAACCATCTATATTTACATCTAGTAATAAAGCTAAATGAGGAAGTAAACTCACATCACACTTCAAAGGATTAATAGTTAGATTTGAAGTATCAAACTTTGAAAGAGTATTAAGAGTAATATTTTCTAAATCTCTTTGCTCTTGTGACTCATTTACAGGTAATAGTGAATTACTCATAATTAGCCTTTACAAAGTTAAGATTAAATGTAAGATTTAACTTCTCATTATTTGCTACATTTAGATCACTATTTGAAGTAAGCTCTACTTTAAATACTCCTGCAACATGAAGATTTTTAATAAGTGCAGAATATGGTAAATCCTCACCAATTTTAAAACTTCTAGAGAAGTTATCTTCAATCATCTTTCTTACATTTGATTCATCTAATAAATCAAATATATGTATAGTTCCTGTAACAGTTACTTCTTTTATAGATGCATGATGTACATTTACATGATCATTTAAAGCCTGTACTTTCTCATCATTGAAAATAGCTTCAACTTTTGATTTGGCATCATTATTTGAATCAACATCAATATAGATGTCTACTACACCCTCACTAGGACTTTGAACATCAACATCTTTTACTCTTTCATCTGCTTTATAAGTGAAGTACTCATAAGCTTTTTCACTCCCTGCAGTTGAGTATTGATTTAAAGATAAAATAGCTCTTTCAAAGAACTCTTCATCACTCTCAACCTCACTTCCACCTGTAAAATCCTCTAATGATTTTGGAGTTAATACATAAGGATAAGGAGAGATAACATTCTCAGTCTTAACTGTTGACTCTTTAACTTTTTTATTTAGTTGCACTTTTCCATTTGCTTTTAAAGTTCCTGCAGCTATTGTGATACTCTCAAGTAAAACAGATGTATAAGTATCATCATTGTTACTTAGCACTAATCCTTTTGGAACTATGATATCTTTTGATAAGCTCTCTTCAATTGAGAACTCATAAGCAGCTGTTGGTTCTTCTCCCTCTAGTCTAGTCTCACCTGCATACATACCAAAGATAAAATTGTCTAAATCTTCATCTTTTGCATAGTGTGGAAGCATTGCTTTTATTGCACTATTAAACATAGTTTTTAACATTGCTTCTTTATATGATAAAAGTTCAATATGCATCATGTTTGAATCAGACTCAACAGGTATCCAGTCTGGGTTTGCTTCAGTTAAGATTTTGATATTCTCTTTTTTAATATCTTCAAACTTTGCAGATGTAAAGATATTTGGAACTGGCAATTTAGATATCTTTTCTTTTAGTGAAACATTCATAATTAAAACCCTCCCATATTAAATTCAATCTCATCATCTTCAAACTCTATTTTTACACTTACACTATAATTGATAGTGTCTATTTCTAAATAGTTAATTCCCTTTGGAATAAACTCATTATCCCAAGGCTCAAAGTTTTCATCAAAGAAACACTCTAAAAGATACTTTGATAACAGCATCTTCCACTTTTCAGTCATAGGCTTATCAACTAACTCATGAACCTTACTTCCAAAGTGTGGAAGATGAACTCTTGAACCAAGTGGAGTTGTAATAAGTCTTGCAAATCTTTGCTCTTTACTATTACTGTAAAATGATTTTTTAAGCTCTATATTTAATGCCATTTCTAACCTACAAACACATTACTTGAACCACTTGCAGAGTGTCCACAAGTTGCTAAGTCACCCTCATTACAAACAGCTATACCATTTACAAACACATTATTAGAACCTGCAATCATTACAGGACCAGCATGAACACCAACTCCATGAGGTGCAACTGGATCACCATTTACAGAAACTAAAGAATCATTTGCATAAACAGTTCCATCTTGAACAACACCTGTAATTACTCCACCTGCTGCATCAACTCCTACTCTGCAAATTCCAGACATATTCTTATCCTTTAGTTTAAATCAATTCTTGATCCATCAATATCAACTTCTCCAGCTGCTTGAATTTTAATCTTTCCACCAGCTTTTAAAGTGATATCACCTACACAATCAAAACTCAAGTGTTTAGCCTTTGAATCATAAGAGATTTTAGTGCCATCCTCAAAAGTTATAATTGCTGTATGCCCATTAGAACCATCTGGCTCTTTACAATTTCTATTAAAAATAGATCTAATAATAAATCCACTATTTGCATTACCAAATGGACTTATAACTAGAACTTGTTCATCTACTCTAAGAGGAAACCAAACTTTTCCATATGAATTAGCCAAAGACACAACAGGTAAGAATCTAGTAACTCTTCTCTCCTCTTCATCCTCATCTAAAATCACTCTTGCAAGTGCTTTTCCATCTTTCATTTTTGTTTCACTAATAGAACCTACTTGAACAATGTTTTCAAGTCTTCTTTTTAGTTCTGTTAAAGAGATCATTTCTGTACTGCTTCCCAAATTTTATTAACTGTCTCTTTTACTTCTGAAACATCTTTATTTAAGTGTTTAATCTCTGCATAAAAGATTTCTCTAGTAACAAAAATCTTTCTTGCTTCTGATTCCTTCAACATTACATTACAAAGCTTTTCTAATTCTGTAACTGTATCTTCAAGGGTTTTAATTTTCTTATCATTTTGTCTAGTCATATGCGTATTAATTGCAAAAGCTGAAGCAATAGTAACAGTAGCAACTAACACATGCCACAACTGAATAGTAAACTCAAAATTCATAATCAAAACCCTTTATTTTAAAATCGGTAGATACAAAAGAAACCTCTTGTACCTACATCACAAACTATTTCGCCTCTTCTTGCTCTGGAGGCTTTACTCTTTTATAAACTGTCTCTGCCATAGAACCACCTGTCTCAACTGTAGAGTTCAAGTTTTTGAGTTTTTCTGCCGTTTCTTCTGAAACTACACCTCTTTCAATAGCAGCTGCTCCTGCAGCCTTTGTAATTGCATGAGCTGTTTTAGCTTTTTCCCAGCTAGACTCAACCTTTGCATTATCACAACCTGCAAAGAAACAAGCAGCCATAAAAGCTGCAAACACTACCATCATTAATTTTTTCATTGAAAACTCCCTTTATATGTAATTTTCATTTCGTCATTTTTAACTTTGTCTCTCCAGAATGCATCTTGTCCTTTTAAAGCTACTGCTAAAAAGTAATTAACAGCAAAGAACAATCTAATAGCTCTAGTAAAGATATTTGAACCATTAATAATGATTGCAATTAAATTTACTAAGAACATCACATTTGCAAAAATAAAGTCAGCCTTTGTCTCACCTTCATGGAACATCCAATCATGGATATTACAAGCCTCTTTAATACAAAGCCCAATAAATACACTTGGTACTTTAATACCACCTTTTGCTCCACACCCATTGCAAACTGCAGCTCTTTGTGCAGGTGTTGCTTCAACGTATGTATTTGGTTTATATAGTTGCATCTAATCCTCCTACAACTTTAACCTGTGCTCTTAATAGAAATACTTCTTTTGATTTTCTAGAATCAACATCAACTTCACTTTCAACAATCTCAAGATATTCACTTGATGCAGTTGCATTCATATAATCATTAAAGAACTGCTCACCATTATCAACAGATACAAA